TGTCCCCGCCGTCGCGGAACACGTCGAGCGGGCCTTGCTCGTCGGCCAGCCACGCCAGAACGCGGGCTTCAATGGCCGAGAAGTCGACCACCAGCAGGCGGTGGCCCTCGGCCGGCACGATCATGCCGCGCAGACACGACGACAGCGCTGCCATCGGGTCGCCGTAAAGCATCTCCAGCAGTTCCGGGTCGAGGTGCGGGAACAGCGTGATGCAGTTGTCGGTGTCCTTGAAGATAGGACGGGGCAAGTTCTGCGGCTGGAACCCACGGCCAGCCCAGCGGCCCGTCTGGGCGCCGTGATACCAGAACACCCCACGGGCGCGAGCGTCTTGGCCAGCCATGTTCTGCATGGCCTGGTACTTCGACGTGCTGGCCTTGCCGAGGCTCTGGCGGATCTCCAACACGCGCCGCACGTCGTCGGGCAGCGCCGGGTCGGCCAGTGCGGTCAGCACAGCGTTCTTGTCGTAGCCGGCGAGCGTGTAGCCGCGCGACCGCGACCACGCCATCACGCGGGCGCGGGAGCCGACATCGGGCAACACGCCGCCGCTGATCTCCTGCGCCTTGGCGTTGAGCCGGTGCGCGGTCTGGTAGATGAGGTTGATAGCGTGGTCGACGCTGGCTAAGTCGATGCCGAGGCCGCGCCAGTTGATCTCTTGGTCGAGCAGCCACACCTCGCGTTCGGCGATGCCCATCGGCCGGTAGCGCGTGATGTAGTGCTTGACGGCTCGCTCTGTCTCCACGTCCTGCTTGCAGTAGGCGTAAAGCTCGTCAAGCAGTTCAGGGTCGTTGCGCCGCTCGCCGCGCCACGGCTGGCACAGGCGCTGGATCAGATAGCGGCCGCGGCTGTCTTTCTGTTCGGCCAGTTGCAACACCTGGGCGCACTGGCCCAGCGCGCGGGGCAGCGCGAGGATGGCTGCAAGCGCGGCGGTGTCGTTCCACTTCACCGGGGGGATGTGCGGGGCGCCGTGCTGGCGCTCCATGACGTGTTCCCAAATCCCGCGTTCGAAGGCAGCGTTCCACGCCCAGAAATGGCCCTCACCGTGCAGGATGGCCAGCGTCAAACGGTCGGGGAACGGTTGGCCGGGGAGCCACAGCTGCGACGGCTCGTCGTCGAAGGCATATGCCATGCACAAGACTTCGGTGCTGTGGTGGGCTGCGTAGTTGTACGAGCCAATGGCCCGGAGGTCGGCCTCGCTGTAGGTTTCGAAGTCGATGCTGATCTGCACTTTTCACACTTTCGCTGTCCCCGTTTAGGGGCCGCCGGCTACTTCCCGCCAGCGGCCCCAAGGCCAGCGCGCACAGGGGGGAGGAAGCGCGCCCGCCTAACCCCCACTTAGTCGAGGAAGGAGTCGTCGTCTTCCTCGATCTCGCCGAACACGTCAGCGGTGGTCTTCTTGCCGCCGAAGCCTTCGCCATCCTTCACGAACTGGATGGCGTCGAGCGAGGCGTTGATACGCTTGCCCCACTGGTTGTCCTGCGCCCACAGCGAGATCGCTGCGTTCACAAAGCAACCGGCGTAGGGCTTGCCGTCTTCTTCGGCCAGTGGGTTCTTCTTCTGGTCGACGATGACCGGACGCACCTTGGTCGACGCCGACACGAACATCGAACCGTCGTAGCCGTCGTAGTCCTTCTCCTCACCATCGCCGAGGCAGATCTTCAGACCACCGGGCTTCTTGCCCTTCCACTTCTCCGCGGCCACCGCTTCGATGGCCTCGCGCAGCTTCTTGATCTGGTCGGCCTGGCCGTCCTTGTCGAGCAGGAAGTTGGCGTTGAAGCGCGGATCTTGGCCAGCCGCGAACGACTTCGGCGTCCAGATCTGCGGGAACGACAGGCGAACATTCTTCAGCAGGATTGCAGTCATTTTCACTTCTCCACTTCAAAAAGAACCGTGGCCGATTCGTTGTAAACTGGCCGCGGGTCGTGTTCAGGGGCGAGCGACGGCTTGCCCCTCGGCTTAACAACCAGATCGACGATCTGGCCGGCTTTCGCCTTGCCCAATGCTTTTTCGGCTTGGGAAGGTGAAATCACTTTTTGGGTATAAGGCTCGCAGCCGAGTGTCAAGAGCAGGTTTGCAGCCCTTTCTTCATCGGCCCACTGGCGAAGGCTGCGGCCCTCGACGAGCTTGAAGCCGGGGACGACACCGCCAGCGGAAAGTACGCTACTAGCGTGTTCCTCGACATCCTTGGCCCACTGCACGAGCAGCGGCAGGCGCGGCAGCAGCGCAGCGATCTCGTCGACCGTCAGTGTGTGCGGCACCTTCACTTCCAGCGGCTCGTCGAGTTCGTCGAACCGAGAGGACGTAAGTTCGTAGTTGAAGCGCGCCAGCGCGCGACAGGAACTGCGGGCCTTGCACCAGCGGCACGTCTTCTCGCCAGGCTTGAAGTCGACGCTGTTCGACAGCGCCTTCTGCGCCGCTGGCCGCACCACATCCGCCGCCCAGTTCAACAGTTCGCGCACCGTAATGGTGTACTCGCTGACGTAGTCGAGCCGCGGCATGTGGATGTGCAGCACGAACGTGTCGATTTCATACAGCGGGCTGTAGGTCTGCCACACGCCGAGGGCGTACAGCATCGCCTGCTCGTTGCGGTGCGCGTCGACGCGGACGCCTTGGCCGAACTTCAAATCAATGACGTGGCACAGGCCATTGCCGATCACGACGGCGTCCGACGTGCCGAAGCCGTCAGGCACCCAGTGCGTGAACTCGACGCGCTGCTCGACCAGCAACGTGTTGCCCTCCGCGATGCTGCGGACGTAGTCGACGTAGTCGGCCACCGGCTTGGCCATGTCGGCCGGCACTTCCGCGCCGTCGATTGCGTGGCCGACATAGGAGGGCGGGTCAGTGCCGTAAATCAGGCAGCGTTCGGCCAGGGCGTGAGCTAGTGTCCCTTCTTTGGCGAACTCGCTGCCCTCGTCGACCATGCCGGCCTCAAGCGTGACGCTGCCGGGGCAGTGCAACCAGCGGTGGGCGCTCGACGGCGAGAGTTTGGCGTGAGCCAGCGGTATCAGTTCAAGCTGCTGCACGGGTCTTCTCCCAATCCAAAATTGCCTCGCCAAGAAGCTGTGGTATCTGCGGCACGACGGCGTTGCCGAGTTGCTTCAGTCTGTCCATCCGACTGGGAACCCCATCAGCCATTCGACCCACTGAGGGTTCAACTTGCCACCATGAATGCCGTTGAGGGACTTGGATTGCTGCAAGTCGCCTTGCAACCGATACTTGTGAGGGCTGGCATCTGGCGTAGGCCACATCTCCAACATTCCCTTGCGGGCCATACCCTGAAGCGACGGCGTTTCCCCGATACGATCCTTGCTGCGGCTCGACCCACCGCCCGCGAAGCTGCCGGGGGTAGGCAACAATCCAGATGCGGTCGCGGCGGTGAGGAGCGCCAACGGCGGAAGCGGGTATACAATGCCATTCAGCGTCATAGCCGATCTCAGACAACCCTTGTAGGACAACTTCCAGTCCTTTAGTTCGAAGGGCGCTGACGTTTTCGATGACCGCGTAACGCGGTTGGAACTCTCGAATGAGGCGGTGGAATTGGAACCAGAGGCCGCTGCGCTCTCCTTCAAGTCCTGCGCCTTTTCCGGCGAGGCTGATGTCCTGGCAGGGGAACCCTCCGGTGATGACGTGAACGGGAGTTCCAACTGTTTCATCAATCAGGTCTTTCGTCAGGGCAGACACGTCGTCGAAGATCGGCGTGTCAGGCCAATGCTTGTTGAGCACCCGCTGCGCTTTCTTGTCGATCTCGCAGAAGGCCACGGTGCGGAAGCCGCCAGTGCGTTCCAGCCCAAGGCTGAAGCCGCCGATACCGGCGAAAAGGTCGAGGACGTTCAGCATCGCCAAACCTTTCACAAAACAAAGATGCCGACGAGCAGCGCCCAGAACACCAGTGACCAGACCAGCCCCCAGAAGATGCCGCGCGCGGCGCGCAGCGGATCGCGTTCGCAGTCCATCACTCGCCCTTCCACTTGGCGGCTTCAAGCAGCTGCGCGTAGTCCTGCGTGGCCACGTCGGACAGCTTCTCGGCGCTGAAATCTTTCAGCAGCGCCTTTACAGCAGCACCGCCCTTGGCGCCGGCCAGTGCGGTCAGCGCAGCGCGGACATCTTCGATCTTGGGCGTGGGTGCAGCAGGGGCGGGGGCCATGTCGACGATGCCCACAGATACAGAGCCGTAGATCTCATCAGCCAGTGCGCGGAGCCGCGCTGCAATTTCCTCGTTCGTCATCACTTTTTCTCCTGTTGACACTTCATATCGGCGCGGTCTAACTGTGCGGCGACAACCGGCAGTTAGCAACTCACAGAACGGGTGTCAACGGAGAAAATCATGACGAAAGATTACGAAGAGAAGATCCGCGCTGCGGTCGAAAAGGTCGCCGCCGCGGTGGCCGGCGGCAGCATCCGCACCCTCGCCCACATGCTTGGCGTGTCGAGCCAGGCCATCTACAAGTGGATCAAGGAAGGTGTGCCGGTAAAGCGCGCACTGGAGATGTCCTTGATGACCCGCGGCCAGGTGCAGTGGCACGAACTGGTGCCGGAAGTGTTGGACGATCTGCGCCAGAGCATCGCCAAGATGGGTGTGCAGCTGTGAGCCTGCGAAAGATGCTCGACGAGGTGATTGCCGCCGACATGGTGAACAGCCCAGCGCACTACACCGCTGGCGGCATCGAAACCATAGACTACATAGAAGCCAAGTTGACCGGCGAGCAGTTCACCGGCTACTGCCTTGGCAACGCGCTGAAGTACCTGTCTCGCGTTGGCAAGAAGGGCGAAGGCGACGAGGATCTGCGGAAAGCTCGCTGGTACATCAATCGCGCACTCGGCGAATAAGAAAAAAGCCCCCGCCATTGCTGACGGGGGCTAGTTGGGTGCAACACAGGGAGGGAAACAGATGCCTTCATACTTGAAGGATCACGGAAGTCAACTGCTCAAGAACGGCTACCGCATCGTGCCGATTCGCCCTGGCCAGAAAGCGCCGGGTATCAGCGGGTGGCAGAACAGCCGTGCAGATGACACCACTATCGATCAGTGGCTGGCGCAGATGCCCGCTGCGGGTGTCGGCGTTGTCGCCGAGGACACACCGGCCATCGACATCGACTGCCGCGACAAGGATGTGAGCTACAAGCTCATTAAGTGGGTCGAGACGAACATCGGCAAAGCGCCGATCCGCATCGGCAACAAGCCGAAGGCGTTGATGGTGTTCCGCGCCGACGAGCCGTTCGGCAAGATCCGGTCACACGAATACGAGGACTGCATCGGCAACCGCCACGCCGTCGAGGTGCTGGGCAAAGGCCAGCAGTTCGTGGCGTTCGCCATCCACCCCGACACCAAAAAGCCCTACGACTGGCCGCGTCGGTCGATCCTCGACACACCGCACGACGAACTGCCGGTTCTCACCCGTGAGATGGCGCAGGAATTCGTGGCGTATTTCGAGAGCATCGTGCCGGCCGACTGGGAACTGGCCCGCAAGGGTGTGTCAGTGACGCACGGCGAGGACGACGATCTGCTGACGCTGCGCCCAAAGCTGGGCGCTGGCGTCGACGCACTGGCCGGTTGGCTGGATAGCATCGACCCGGACTGCGACCACGACCAGTGGGTCAAGACCGGCATGGCCATCCACCACGAAACGGATGGCTCGCCCGAAGGCCTGGCGCTGTGGGATCGGTGGTCGAGCGGCGGTGGCAAGTATGTCCACGGCGAGTGCGGTAGGCGGTGGCGCAGCTTCGGCCGCAACGCCAGCGCCCAGCCGGTGACGGCGCAGTACATCGAAGGCAAGGCCAAGAAGGTCGAGCGGGCCGAACGCAAGAAGGGCTTGGTCGACAAGCTGCTGCAAGACCTGATCTTCGTACAGGTCAGCGGCAGCGCCTGCGTCATCCGCGAAGACGAGGTGCAGGACGGCATCGACCTGTACGGCGTCGAAGATCTGACGAAAGAATTCGCCAACCAGATGATCCCGATCACCTCCGAGAACGCCAAGGGGGAAGAGAAGATCGACATGGTGAACCCGGTCAAGCTGTGGCTCGCTCACCCAGAACGCCGCACGGCGCGTGGCCTGGTGTTCCTGCCCGAAGGCCAAAAAATCGGCTACTACAACCTGTGGCGCGGCTGGTCGTGCGAGGCCGAGGAGGGCGATGTCTCGCCGTTCCTCGACTACGTCCACGTGGTCGTGGCCAACGGTGACGAGAACCACGCGCGGTGGATACTCGGTTGGGCGGCGCAGATCATCCAGCAGCCGATGACGAAGATCGGCGTGGCGCTGGTGCTGAAGGGTCTGAAAGGGACAGGCAAGAGCAAGTTCGGCGAACTGCTTGGTGGCCTGTGTCCGCATCACCACAAAGTGATCTCGCGCCAAGAGCAGCTGGTCGGCCAGTTCAACCGGCACCTTGAAGACTGCTTGATCCTGCAAGCCGAAGAGGCGTTCTGGGCCGGGTCGAAGAGCGCGGAAGGTGCGTTGAAGGATCTGGTGACTGGCCAGCGCATCCTGATCGAACGCAAGGGTGTCGATAGCTACATGACGCCCAACTTCACGCGGCTTCTCTTCACATCGAACGAGGAGTGGGTCGTTCCTGCCACTGCGGACGAGCGCCGCTGGGCCGTGTTCGAAGTGTCGAACAAGCACAAGCAGGACTACGATTACTTCGAAGCCCTGCAAAACTGGTACGACCGTGGCGGAAAAAAGGCAGTGCTGCACTACTTGCGGACGTTCGACCTGTCGACAGTGAACATCCGCCAGGCGCCAAAGACCGAGGCGCTGCAACAGCAGCAGCTGAAGGGCGCCGACTGCGTGTCGCGGTGGCTGTACGAGGCGCTGATGTCTGGCGAGATTCGCGACCGGGCCAGTGGTGCGGCCGTGGAGTTCGGCGAGGTCGAGGTCGGCAAGAACCTGATCTACGACAGCTACCGCGGGTCGCAGCAGCGCCTGTGGGAGATGAAGAGCGATGGCCAGTTTTGGCAGGCGCTGCGGCGCTACGACGACATATTCCTGCACAGTCGCCAAAAGCGCGCGGCAGGCGCTCGTTACCGCGTCTGCGATCTCGCCACGCTGGCCGAGGCGCGGAAAACATTCTCGGAATCGCATCAACTGGTCGTTGACTGGCCCGACCCGATTTGTAATGAGGAGCTGTGAGAGGAGAGAAAAGTGGCAAAGGCAAAGATACCAAGTGAGTTTATTGAGGTGGCGCCAACGCTGTCAAATGCCGAACTGGCGGAGCGTTACGGCGTGGCCGAGAACACGATCACGAACTGGCGGCGCAAGTGTGGCCTGTCGCGTTCGCGGCAACGTGTCATCCCCGACGACATCGCAGAGATGGCCAAGACGATGACGCTGAAAGACCTGGCCCACGCCTGCGGCTACGGCGAAGGATCTCGTCTCGGCGAGCGCCTGCGCTGCATGGGGCTGGACGCTGTTTATCAGCGGGCGCTGCAAAACAGCGACAACCAACGCCGTGTGCTGTTGCTGAAGCGGAACATCGCCAGGCGCGGCACCGGCAAGAAAACTGAGGTAGAGGTGAAGAAGCCAAACCCGCGGGGCCAGCCGATCAAGTGGAACGCGATGAAGCTCAATGTGAACGAGCGCATGGAGCGGGACCACATGGTGACGCGGATTCAGCTGGCCATGCGCTTTCTCCAGTGGAAGGGGCCAGGGGCGTGTTTTCCGATGTCGGTGCGCGAAGCCGGCTCCGAGGACTATTGGTACGTCGGCCGGCGCTGGAGCGCCGAAGAGTTGATGGAAGAGGCCACGCGGCGTGGCTGGAAAGAGGGTGAGGCATGACCCCGTGGCGCATCGTGATGCCTGACGGCTACGTGGTGACACCGCCGCCAAAACGCTGGCTGGATGCGTGGGACGCCCGTGTCCGCGCCGAACTGGGCAAGCCGGTGCTGCCTGTGCTGGATGATCTGCCTGCTGAAGTGCGGGCTTTTGTGGGGACGCTGTGATGACGTGGACCGATGTCTTGATCGTCGTACTGGCCACGCCGTGGGTGGCGCTGGCTGTTGGCATTGGCTGGGTGGTGAAGCGCCTTGGCGAATACGGGAGGGACGAGTGAAAAGAAGCCAAGCGATTGAGTGGACCGCCAAGGATGACGAGACGATCCGCGACAAGTGGATGGTGCTGACTGCGATGGAGATCGGCACTCTGCTGGGCTACGACGGGCGCTGTGTGCGTGAACGCGCAGAGCATCTGGGTCTGCCGCGGATGTCGTCGGATAAGGCCAGGCTGGCGCAGCTGAAGAGCGATGCCGCGCAGCGGCGAAAGGCCGCAGGGACTGCGGTGTACGGCAACAACGACGGCGGAACGTGGTCGGAACACGACACCAGGGCGGCCACGATCAAGCTGGAACTGGCGATCTGCGATCTGGCCGACAAGCTGGGCCTTGAGATCCTGGCCTACAACGCCGCTGCCTAATCCAACTCAACGACAGGCGCTTGTCCCGTGATGAGCGCCTGTCTTTTTGCCGCCAAGATCTTGTAGAGGATCACCGCCCACTTGGGCGTCTCGCGGCGGCCATGCTCCCAGTTGCTGAGTGTGCCGGCATGGAGGCCGAACAGCGCAGCGGCTTGTCGCTGCGACAGGCCAGTGGCCTTGCGGAGAGCAAGCGACT